GCAAGGGCTGAACAGAGAGCATAAGTGATTGCGGGATCATCTGGAAGTTCTGCAAAATCAGGACTAGCCATAATTTCATCTGTTTTAAGTTCACGATAAACTTTAAGATAACCAGTAAAGTCTGCTAAAGTAGCTTCACCAATTTGACCCTTAAGTAATGCACACATTGTTGCAAAATCAAGGTTTAATTTAATAATAGAATCTGCACGCTCCCAAGAACGTGGAGAAGGTGATGCATTTTGTTTTGGATCAAACTTTTGAAGCCATTCAGGACGCTCTTTAATAAAACCAGTAATCTCGGCAGAAATACCTTTTGCAAGAGCATATTCACGGAAACCTTCATGATCTGTTTCAATATCTAAATGTGTTAGACGATCTTTGAGATGTGATGGCATTGCAGTAGTGCCTGCCTTTGCGGTCATAGGGTTACCCGCACAAACTACTTGCCACCCTTTAGGTAGTTTGTGTTCGCCAATGCGACGTTCATTAACAAGCTGTGCAGCGATATTTTGGGCTGCAAGACATGACTGAGGGAGTTCATCAAGAAAGATAATACCAGAACCCTCAGTCGGCAGGAAGAATGGACGAGCACGTTCATAAGTAGAACGGTCCTCTGAAAGCTTAGCAAAGCCTGCAAGTTCAGCTGGATCAAATTGACCAAACAACACTGAAATTACTTCTTTATTTATTTTTTCGCCTAAGGCTACAATACTAGCAGATTTACCTTCGCCCGGTAAAGACCAAAGCATTGGTACAAGATACTGTGCATCTGCTGCTGTTTCTGGAAGTGCATTGTTTGCGTTAATGATAGCTTCAACTGCTTTAATTGCTTGAGTAAGTTTCATATATTCTTCTGCCTTATATAAATTAAAATATTTTAAATGTATACACGAACTGTACGACTAGCTTCGTAATAAGGATCTACTTTATCCTTTTTTAAAGTATTACGAAGAAGAAGCCTTGTAATTTTAGCTTCCATTTTAGTTTTAAATCTAAGATTAGTATAATTATTTGAACCTGAAGTTACAATTGTTGATTTCATAATAAATTTCCTTTAACATCCAACTAAATAAAAAGAATCTGAATCATCTAAAATTTCATCTAAATCATGAGATAATAACCAGTCTTCTAATTCTTGTTCATCTTTAAGTACTAAATCTGCATCAATAGCAGACTCTAAACATTCATTGCAAAGTCCTCTTTCATCATAACTATGTTCTCCTTTACTATTTGAAGTTTTTAGCAAAGTAAGAGTTTTTAATGAATCTTTTCCACAATCTTCACAATTATTCATACTAATAATTCTCTTTTAAATTTATAGTACTTATTATATGCTTTTACTGAATCATTATCATGATATTCAGGTGGCATACATTGAGGTGGTTGCTTAAAACCAGTGTTTATTAAATTAGTAGGCGGCTTTGATAAAATTTTTTTCATTTTTGTAATTGTTAAATGAGTTTTACCTGTTTTCTTTTTATAAATATCACCTAAAGCTAACATACAATTATAAACCCATAAATAATGATCTTGAGATTCTCTAACCCAAACAGCACTAGGGTGGTTTACGTGCGTTTTACGATAAAACCCTTCTAATGGTTCTTCAGAATTAGAATATACTTGATGACAAGTAGATAAAAGTTGAGCATACTCAAGAATCATTTTAACAACATGTTTATGCCAGATATGCATACTTGCTGCTACTTTTGGATCTTTGTCTAAATAAAATACATTCATTTGTTGTAATAAGAAACTGTTGTTTCTAATGCCTCATATAAATCATAACATTTTTCAGTTGCTATAGATTCTAAAAAGGGGTGTTCTAAATCTGAATTGTCTGCCCATAGAATAATGTTTTTCTTTTTAGTATAAGCATACATTAATTCCATAGCAGTACCTATACCCCGTCCTGAACCTCTCCTAATATCAGCAAGAATTACTAAACTTTCATTAATATCATTTAAATCTTGTTTAAAAATTCTATTACAAATATCTTTAGTTTTAGTTTTATTTTCTAATAACTCATCATGAAAAGAGATACGTCTAGTAGGATCTAAAGTTTGAATGCCAAACATGTCTAGAAATTGAGTAGCATTAATACGCCAACCTTTCATTTCTTCATGTGCAACATCTTCCATAGGACCTGCAAGATATACGTAATTATCCACTTGTTTTTCCTGTAAAATTAAAAGGATCAATATGTTTATAAATCATATTTTGTACGGCTTGAGTGTAAGCATCATAAAGCATTATAGTAAATTCAGAATGTTTTTCAGAAGGTACAAATAATTCTTTAGCTTCTTCTGGGGTTAAATCTAATTTGATTTCAATATTCATGTATAAATATTCTCCCAATTTAATTCATAATCAATAACTTGTTGTATTAATCCAATAGTCTCTACTTCACCTAAAGTAATTTCTATAAGAAAAGCTATTAATATATTAAAAACTTGTTTATCTTTTAATTCAATATCTTTATTAATTTTTTGTTGGTCTGGTTCTATAAGTAATACTCTGCTAGAAGCAATATTAGCAATGTTCATACAATAAGCTTGACCTATTTGCTTAATATGTTTTTCATCTAACAAAATATTTTCTTTAAAAACTACTTTAAAAGTTTGAGTAATCATTAGTTAGCCCAATCAGCAGCTTCACCTGTTGAATCTTCATAAATAGAAATTAACCAGTTATAACGAGTTTCAATAAATTCATTAGGTTGAACTAAATTAGATCTAATATAATTAAGTTCATTAATAGCACCAACTAAATATTCTAGTATTAAATCATTAGTTCCTAATTGTTGATAATGTCTTTCATCTATCATAAATTAACCTTAAGTGGCATCGGTGCAGGGAGTCGAACCCCGGCTTACGGTTTTGGAAACCGTCGTGCTTCCGTAACACTTCACCGACATTACGTTAAAAAGCCCCTACCCGTAGGTAGAGGCTTGTAGTTAATGAACGTCTGCGTAAGAGTTACCTATTGCGCCATCGCCATCCATAATATTAACACCAAATAATTTAGGTGCTTCTTTAAAAGCTTCTATCATAATTTCTTTTGCACGTTCTGCTTGATCTTCTCTAACAGCTGCTGCAATTTCATCGTGGTAGAAGATAGTAGGGTAATAATCAATACCTTCTTTTGTCATCTTGTCAAAAGCATAAACTAATGCGGCTTTACAAGTGATAGCTTCACAAGCCTGTAGTAAATAGTTAAGAGCTTGATGACTAGAGGCAGGATATACCATTCGACCATCTAAGGCAGGAAAACATCCTCTTCCTTTTTCATGTTCAAATTTATAATATATAGCAGTAACTTTTTCTGTTAGTGCTTTTAGTCCTGGTAAGCCTTTCATTAAGGCTAATCTAGCTTTACGACCAACTTCTTTTTTACGTTGCCCTGTTAAGATTAAACCTAATTTTTCATCACCAGCACCGAATAATAACGCATAAATAAAAGGTTTAGCTAATTTACGAGTACACCCAATAATTTTGGCGTTTCTACTATGAACATCTGTTCCATCAGCTGAATTACCATGAATTACTGATTCTGTAAATTCTTTATCTTTCATGTAATGCGCAAGTGCTCTAAATTGATTACCACTAGAGTCTGCACCTACAATCTTATAACCCTTTTCACAAATTAAACTACCACGTAACTCTTTACCTCCTGGAGAGTCTACTGAAGGGATATTACAAATAACATTATGGCGGCAACGAAAAGTTGGGGTACCAATAGTCCAAGTCCTACCACGAAGACGCCCATCACCTCTTTGCTCGACTTCTTCAATCCAGCCAGTAAGAATACTTGCGCGACTCCGAAGAGTAAAATACTCATTGATAAGACTGCCAAATCCTGCATATTTGGTGCCATCATTTTTCTCATCTAACTCTGAAAGAGAAGTTTCAGTAAGCTTAGCTGTAGTTTGTACCCACTTACCATTTTCTCTTTTTACATTAAAATCATCAGGAACCCACCCAATAGTATCAAGAAAACTTTTTAATAGATCCATAGAACCCATTTCTATTTTTTCTGTTTTAATTTTACTGAAAGGACCCGCTACAGGATTGTCAATTAAAGCTCTATTTGGGGAGATATCAAAATATTTTGCAACATTTGAAGTATATTCTCCAATTTCTGCTTTTTTACCTGCTGCTTTAGTTAATTTTTCAACAGTTGTTCCGGGTTTAACAAGATAGCCTAAGTGTGGGTTAATAGTGTTTTCTATTTCAAGCATTCGATTTTCCCAAAGATTTAAAGAATCTCTAGCGCCATTAATATCAAACACCCAACCTTTCATACGCATTTTCATTTCATAATAAGCCCATCGCATTTCATGTTGTAAACCTAATTTAAATAAAGGTTTCTTTTCCATGATTTTACGACATTCATTAGCAAGAAAGGTATATACTGATTCAGTAGCAACTACATCTTGTTTACCATAATAAAACATTTCCATATTGAAAGCATCAAAACCACCTTGGTAGTCTTCTTTAAGCACCCCAACACGATTACCCAGATTCTTTAGAGAATGGCCGCCGGGGTACTTAAAGTCAACTAACCATGACATAATCATAGTGTCAACAACTTTTTGTTTTTCCCAATTAGGAGTCCATCCAGTTAATACTTCTAAAACTTCTAAGTCGTAACCATAAATGTTATGACCTACAAGAACATCTGCTGAATCAAGATAAGCTTTAAAATCTTCTAGCTTACCATCTGCTTCTTCAGTGTAATCAGAAAAAGCATAAGTTTTATCATTTCCAATTTCTTTAGCAGATACCATCCATATAGTGTCTACTTTAGGCATGAAGCCATTAGCTTCTAAGTCAAAGCAAATTATTTTTGCCATATTAATCCCGCTTTTCTTCGGGTTCAATCCAATACGATTTCACCAGTTTCATAGTATTTCACTAATACATTTGTGTACCACTGAGCTTTCTTTAAATCTTGTAGTTTAGAATCTTTTTTACCTAAACGCATTTGGTACTTAAAAATTTGACCAAGCAGATGAGCTTCTACTCCTTCAAAGTCGTTTAGCATATATTGCATTAGTTCCATATATTGATAACCGGGAACTACATCTTTATAGTGTTTAGGATTAATATGATCTATTTCAATTTTTTCTTTATCTGTCATATTAAAAAGGAATCTCCATAGGTTTTCTCATTTCTTCAGTAAAATAATGTTCACATAAAGAATGATTAATGGGAAGCATAGCAAAACCTCTAAACTTTTGAACTATTTTACTTAAATAACTACTTCGACACTTATGATTATAAACACCTACTCTTAACTCAATACTTTTGTCAAACAAAGGAGTTGTATTAATTTTCATGCTATCAGAAGTAATCCAAGCTTGCGAAAGTGTCATCGGAAAGTTTTTAACAACCGTTTTTAAATCCCAACTTGATTTAACAAAAATTAATTGAATAACAACTTGTTCTAAAATGTCAAATTCGTATATGCTTTCAATATAAGTATCTTCATACCAAGATTCACCAATTAGCTCTGGATCTGAAACTTCTTTTCCAAACATATTAATAAATTCTTGTTGTACAGCTGGTAAAATAAAGTCTTCTAAAGTATTACCAATTAAAGTTGGTGCTTTTATATAGATATCAAAGTCCCGAATATTAAGACCAAGTACTAAATCTCTTGGAGCACCTCCAGCACAAATTGCTTCAGTGCCAGTAACACTACTGACACTCTGCAAAACTTCTTTAATTAACCCAAAGTCTTTTAAGTAAGAACTCATTAGTTCCACAAGTCGTCTTCACTTGCTTGTTCAACAGCTTCAGAAGAAATAACTTCTGTTTCACCTAATTCTTCAAAAGCAAGACCATTACCTGCATTAAACTCTACTAGCTTAGTTACTTGGATTGCTACAATTTCAGTAGACGTACCAGTACGCTTATTAAATTCCCAATCCCATTGTTTAATTTGAACGTTACCTACAGAACCATTTCCAATAGAATTAGGTTCTAAAGGCATTAATTGGCCATCTACAACTTTAACAGGTTGATTTGGATCTCCAGTCTTTTCAAAAGTTGCACGACGTTTCAAGTAGGCATAGTATTGAACTTTATCTTCTTTTTCTTCTGTTTTAACATTTAACTTAAGATCTTTCCACTCTTTTGCAACTGCTTTATCGTCAGTTACAATTTTAACTTCCCATACTGGCTTTTGTGGATCAAAAGATTTGTTAGGGTTTTTAGGATCTAGCTTAGCCCAATACAATAAAACGTTCTTTAATACTGTCATAATTTATTACCTATAGTTTTTACAATTAGTTTTTCTTTTAATGAGGTTAATATACTTTTAGCACCTCTTTATGGCGCTGAATTAATGTACAATAATCTCACAAGCTTTAATAATTTCTTTAATATCTGCTTTAGGTCTTGAATATTTTACTTCTACTACACATTTATCTATTCTTTCTTGACGAGAAAGATTATCATAAACTTCAATACCTACCCAAGCTGCTACTGTAGAGGCAGCAACCCAAATTAAAGCAAACATTAATGTTTACCTTTTAATTTTTGTAATTCATCAAAATATAGAACATGGGAAGAAAGCTGTTGATCTTTGCGATCAAAAACTTTTTCTTTCATAAAAATGCTTCCTGAAACAAGTGCGGTAATTTCTAAAACAATAATTAATACAATTCCCCACTTACCAATTTCTAATAATTTGTTAGTTATTTCCATAAACTTCCATTGCCTGGAAGCTCCTTATTGCAAGGAGCTTTAGTTTAACAAAAAGCAAAGTCAGATTTTTCTACAATTGTAATATCTAGATTTCCATACTTTACTTGCTTATTTTGCGCTTTAAATTGAATTAATAAATTTTCTAAAGGATCTGTTTTGTATAAGTTAACAAACTCTATTCTAGTTAATTGAAACAGATAACGCATATTACTTATATGACAACCAAAAGAATCATGAATAACCGTTGTAGCAAAATTACTATTAGCAACAATGTTAGTTAGATGAGCTGCATCTAAAGAATGTACAATATTAGGAGCAGCACCTGATAATTGTGCGCCTTTATCTACTTTAACTTTTTCTTCTATTTGAACTCTTAATGATCTTCTAACACCACGAGGATTCTTTTTAGTTGGTTTACCCATATAAACATTTAATCTTGTTATTTTGTTAACTATATAATCTTGTATAACCGGAAAATTAGTAGTAGGGACTAGCCACGACAAATATTGCGGTTCAATATTAATATTAAGTTTTTTCTTAAATTTAATACTACTTTCTGTTGAATTTAAACAACCATTAATATCTTTTAAACTAATATCTTTTAAGTATTTTAAAGTCATCATATCTGCACATTCTTCTGGGCTATCATATAATGCTTTATGACCATCTGTTTTATCTTCAAAGTAAACTTTACTATTAGATTCTTCTGCAATAGTCTTAAAAAGTTTAAGCATAAAAGCAGGGCCTTTTAAATCTTCTAAACAAGTATCTAATACTAAATCTGCAAATTTATTAGTCCAAGGTCTATACTTAAGTCTTAGATTTTCATCACCTAAGCCTTTAGTGTCATCGAAGATTTGTTCTCGACAACCGGCTCTTGTTACACCGTAACCTAAAGTCATTACAGGGCGTTTTACAATTTTACGTCTTTTACTTTTAAATTGTAACCAGAAGTTAGGCCAAAGATCAACCATTTCTTCTCTGTGCTCATCTGTATACTTAAAATATTCTTCATACGCTTTATCTACGGCTTCTTTTCTTTTTGCATTATCTTCAATATTAGTAGCTTTCTCTCTTTTAGATAATAATTTTTGTATATCTTTCATATACTTTTTCATTTTAATATTATTATTAGGATCAGCTAATTTTTCTAATTTATTCCATACACTATCAGCGATTGCTAAATAAATATCGCCGGGTTTATTATTAGTTTGATCTGCAGTACTTAAATTTACAAGAGGTGCTGATTTTTCATCTTTAACCATAGCGGTTAAATGTTGAATACCATTATTAGAACCGTCAATAAAAATAGGTAAATTACTCCAAAAATCATTTGGATTATTACCTTTTTCTATCCACTTATTAAGTCTTTCCCATTCAAAACAACAAGCTAAAAAGGACCAAGGTTTATCAGCATTGCACCAACCTCGATACTCTGTTGGACTACTTGCCCATATAAGCATTTCACTCATATGTGAATTTACCCAATCTACTCTTTTATCTAAAGAAACTTTATCATAACCAAAAGAATTAGCTGTATGTACTGCTAACCAATACAAACCTTCTTCTCCAACTCTTTCAGAAAAATTATATAATAAAAGACCTTTAGCGTTATCAGAAGATTGTTCATGTAAATAAATAGTTGTTGGATATATACGACCTCTAAAATCACAATTATACATATGATAGAATATAGATCTATTAGCATCTTGTTTTTCAGCCATTTTCTTAATAATAGAAGCTTCAAGCTTCATTGACTTTCTTGCTTGAGGATTAAATTCTTTCATAAATTTAAAAGGACTTAATTCTACATTTTCTTCTACTATTAATTTTTCGTATACTTCTAAAACTTTAGAATTAATTATATAACCTTGTTGTTGTAATTTATTAAGCGCTTTAAAAACTTTAGGCATATTTTCAATGCTAACTTTGTCTGTAGTTTCTTCACTACTATCTCTAATTAGTTTAACATCGTTATTAATACCTTCTGTCCAATTAGGAACAGGCTCATTATAAGGTGTGTCTTCTGCTGTAGAATCAATATTAGTTTCTTCTACTAGAGTTTGAAAATTTTCGTCATCTTTAAGTAATATTTTTAATACACTATGTTTAGAATTCTTTTCTACTGAAGCTTTTAAATAAACTAAATCAGAAAGAATATAAGAATTTACAATAGTACAGCCACCTACAACTGCACTACGAGTGTCTAAAGGTAACCCTGCTTTTTTACGTAAACGTTTACCTATTGCACTAGCTGTATCTGTTAAATTACCTGATTGACCAATGCAAGAAACCATTGGTGCAATAGATACTTCTAATATTTGGTTAAGAGTGAGCTTGTCGGCTTTGTAAGCTTCACGTAACCATTTACCCATAGGACTGCGACCATCTATTGATAGTACTGCTTGTTCTATAGCATTTAATAATTTTTGTCTTACCATAGAGGATAAATCC